ACAATGCCTACCTGAGCACCATCGAAGTAGATGTCAATGTTGTCAATGCTGTCTCCAAACTGTTTGCGTGCTGCAGTTCGGCCATGTCTTCTGATGTAGTCTCTGATTTCTTTGTTCATTGTGTTTTCTCCTAGATGTACATGAATGTTTGTTGTATTTTGATCAATCGGCCATTCTTATTGTTGGTAGCCAACAGTGCTGACCAATCATCATACTTTGACAGCTGGCGAATCCAATGCTGTGCTGCTGTCCGTGTGTGGAATATCTTGGTCAATACTTCACTGTCATGGTCTGCTTTGTAGATTGCAATGTGCAGTTCTGTGATTCTCATAATGCACCACCATTGACCAATGTGGCAATGTATGCCAACAGTTTGAATGAAGGGAATATCAGCATAGCCATTCCCAGTGCCATGATTGCTTGTCCAATGGTTTGTCCAAGTTCGGTTGCTTGTTGTTTGTTCATTTTGAAGTCTCCTTTGCTTCCAGTTGTTCTAGTATTGCGATTGCTACATTCATCATTCTGCTGATGTTACGTAGTTCTGCTAGGTCTTTGTTTTGGTATGCTGTTATGGCTTGCGCTTCCAGCTGCTTGATGTATTTTTGAATGGCGTTCATTGTTTGTACCTGTGTGGAATAATAAGGAGCCCGAAGGCCCCTTGGGGATTGTTATTGGTGTGCTGTGTAGTCTGCAAAGATGACTCGTGCCAAGTCCAGTGATGTGGTCATGTTGGTCTTTGTGATGACATGACCGAAGCCAGTCTGGTCACATGTTACTGTGGCCACTGCTTTTCTTGACAGGAACTTTCCAACATATGACCATGTGATTGTGTATTTCACTTTGCCATCACCAGTGCTGAAGTTTCTTTCATGAATCCATGCATCTCTGATGTCCATCTCTGTATTTTCCAATGTTCTCATTTTGTACCTGTGTTTGTTGTTTGATGGTTTGTCCATCTGTTTATAAGTATACACAGTCTGTTCATGTTTGTCAACAAAAAGATTTATTTTATTTTTGTGTTATACTGTGTCCATGACTGATTATCCGATTATGACAGTACAGCAGCGCATGACATATGGTGAACGGAACTTCCTTCAATATGTCAAGCCCATGGTGCAAGATGCTTTTCCCGGTACTTGGTACAGCTGCAATGGAACAGAACTGGACACTGACCATGGTGTTGACTTCATCATCGTGAATGGTGCTCAGGTCACCACCATTGCTGCCAGATGTTGGATGGCCTATCCACAGTCACATTTTGCACTGAGATGGAGAAGAACCGGCCAGATTGACAGGCATCTGGAACTGGATACCAGATTGCATGCATTCAAGACTGGTGGTCTGATGACTGATTGGACCATTGAAGGTTTCCATTGGGAAGGCAGATCATATGTGGCTGCAATACCCACCAAGAAGCTGTTTGCACATGTTGACCAGTTCTATGATTGTCTACCAACCTTCGAACTGTTTAACCCAAACAAAGACAGTGTCTTCTTCAAGAGAGTACCATTTTTGAGAGTCCATGATGATGTCATCAAGTTTATTGGTCCTTGTCCAGACTTCTCTTGATATCCTTGACATCATCTTTGATGACATCCACTTCACCATTCAAGTCACGCAGCGACAGATTCAATGTCTCTAGTCCTTCCCGGTATACCTTCCGGTCTTCATTGTGTGAATCAATGATGTTGTCAATCTGTTTCATGTGTCTGTCCACCCAGATTGGAAGATGTGTTGCAACCCATCTGCCAATGTAAAAGATGGCCGCAATGCACAATGCTAAAGCTGCCACGGGTCCTGTTAGGACTTGAATCAATGTTTCTTCACTCATTACACCAATCATCTTTTGCTCCAGCTGTCCAAACCTTGTGCCATTCCAATTGCAATCTGAGACATTCCGAATGGTGTCAATAGGTCTGTGTGTGTGTCCATGAATATCGGTTCGCAGCAGATGGCAATGGGCTTGCCAACATTCTTGATGGTGTGCCAAGCGTTCTTTGTCCAGTCATCTGGCTTGGCTGCAATCACCTTCTGCTTCTTGACTGTGATCACCCTGCCCAGATTGGATGCCAATGCAGCTGCAAGTTCTTTTCCTTGGGTGGATATGTGATGGTGGAAGAAGGCACCATAATCACCACCACCAGCATTCAGATGCATGGCCAGATATACCATCTTGATGTCATCGAATCGGCCTGAATAGTCATTCACTCTGATGTGGCGTTCAGTGTAGGAACCATCACTGATGGGAATCACTTGGTGTCCAAGGTCCAACAGTCTCTTTTCCAACATCAATGACAGATACCCGGTCCAGTGTGCTTCTTGTTCATCACTGGATATCTGGCCATCTTGATTGATGTCCACACCTGCACCACGGTCATCAACCTTGGCTGGCTTGCCTGCATGCTGTCTGTCTATGAATACTAACATGTCTATAATCTAGCACAATACAAGTTCCATTTACACAAGTTACGCAAGTCTAGGATTGACCAAGGCATTGGCCTCTAGGTGAATCACAAAGGTCCATTGATTGTTAGACCAGCTCTTGTTGATGATTTGGCACTTGTGTTCTGTCAATCCCAGTTTGGATGTGGTCAATGATATAACATCACCAACATCCAAATATCCATATTGTGGTGCAGCTTTGACTTCAATGGCATATACACCAAGACCACGAATCTTGATGATATCTCTTGCCACTCTGAATGCTGTGTCAATATCCCAGATGAATGGACATTCAAGACTTTCTTCCTTCAGTCCATATCTTTGGTAGCTGATGTCACTGATTGGATCTCTGGTGTTCATGGCTGTCTCTTTTGTCAGTGTTGGGTCAATACTGATGGTAGACAGATATTGGTCATGCTCACCAGCATAACAGAATGACAATGTGACCTTGTTCACAACATCAACATCCAAAGGTTGGATGCCTGTCACAATCTCAAACAGTCCATTCTCAACCAGTGTGTGTGTTGGGTATATTTGATCACCATAGAAGTACAGATTAACTCTTGGTTCAATCCCTGTTGGTCCTGTGAAGGTTTCGATGGGTAGGAACTCCAGAATATTCTCTTTCAGCCAATCCCAAGCCATTATCTTTGGGTCATTGATATATCCACCGAACTTGTACCGGTCCAACAGTGTAGACAGACCAAGCCATTTTTCCCGTGAATACTCAAGGCCCATGACATCCAATACATACAGAACCAGATTGGTCGCAGGTGCCAAAGATTCACCAGACATCGGGTCTGGTATCCCACCTTCAGATTCACCCCATGACACCCAGAAGGTTTGGTCTTCATCTAAAGCTGGAAGGAATGAATTGTCTTCCAATACTGACCCTAATTGATATTTGACCACACTCACAATCTCTTCTTGTGTGTTGGCTTCTGTCTCCACATAGTTTAAGAAGTTGCCACCTGTCTGGTCATAGATTCTGATTCGACCAGCTTGGACTTCACCCACTGCAATCACATATGTGACTTCTTGACTGGCACCAGACCCAGTGACATCAATCGCATATGCTGGACTGACACCAGCTGTGTTCTTGAACTCAATATTCTTGGTAGCGATACCGGGGCCACCGAATGGCAGTGTTCCAAAGAGATACTTCCGGCCAACCCACACACCAAGTTCACCAAACACAAAAGGAACATATTTGCCAATGGGATACTTGATAGTTCGACCAAGTGCACCAGCATTCTGAACAAGACCAGGGAATTGGAATGGGTCAATCCTGTATATTTCATCCAACAGTCTTGCCTTCACTGTGTTCAGATTGTTTTCAATGCTGAAGATGACATGACCTTTGGGCTTGTCTGGTGTGCCAATGATTGGGTCTGATGCCTTCCCTGTGTACAGCTTCACCCGGTCTCGATATGTGTATTCAGTCTTGCCTTGTCTGACTGGCACCATTGACATTTCACATTGGCTGTATGTGACTTCTCGACCAAGCAACCATTCTTCAATCCAATCAATGTCATGGAACACCAGCTCAACACTGACACTGTCACCATCAACATTCACACCAATGAAGTTGGTATTCTGATTGATTGATGGGTCAGACAGTCCACCATTGTATCTGTACACCTGATTGGTCTCTTCATCTTTGATGTCAATGGGAATGGTGCTGAATCTGTAGTCCATTCCCATCCAGTTCACAGACAACAGGAATACAACATCAGAACCTTGGATATCATCTGGATGTATCATCATTCCACCTCATCGAATGTGACTGTGGCCACTCTGAACATCTCATTGTCCAATTCTTCACCCAACACACTCTCCATTGACACATCCCCTGTGGGTCTGACCAAACTGTGTTCATGGTATCGGTTGAACAGCTGAATGTCATTGTCTCCAGTTGACTTCTTCATAGATGGAAGATAGACCACCGGGATTCTGTTTGCCAGATATCGACACATCCCAAGCATGCTGTGTGGAACATCACCATAGTTGGCCACGGGCTGCGAACCTGCACTGGAACTGAACTGCCAATAGTCTGGATTCATGGCCATGATTGTTCTGGTGTCAATCGGTTCAGTCCATGCAATCTGGAATGTTCTGGCACCCTCTGACAGCTGCCGTGAATAGAACTGATTGTCCAAGGTGGTGACACTTTGTATGTTTGGACTGTGGGTGATTGTTCGGCCTCGTTGGTACTGAGGAGCCATAAAGTAAACAGCACCATGAACCATGGTTCCAATCTGGAAGTAACCTTCCAAGGTGGGTTGCACTGGTATGCTCAATCTGTATGCATATTGTCCAACCGTTGCACTGCTGTTGAACAGTTCTGCCACCAATGTGAAGCTAGTGGGCATGATTTGAATCGTGCCACTGGATGGAATAGTTGCTGGGTCTGTTTCATCTGTGTCAATCACCAAGATGGCTCGTTTGTATGTGGCATCTGTACCAAACACACCTTCACTGTTCTGTTTGATCTTCACAATCACACTGTCTTCACCATTGGTCAGTTGGGCATACCATCCACGACATTCATCATAGTGAAGATAGAATGGTGTACCACTGGCAGCTGGTTCGATGGTAGACCCAGCCAGTTTGTAAGTGCTGGTCAATCCTGTGCTGGTGTCAATGGTTTGCACATTATCCCAACCAGTTCCATTCCATGTCTGCAGTGTTGCTTGTCTCCAGTTGATTCCTGACAGATGCAATCCCAGCACATCAGACAGGCCCAAGGACCTTGCAGCTGAACCAACCACTGGGTCAATGTGCCATGCAATCTGTTCAATGACATTGTCTGCCTTGGAACGCCATACCACTCTTGGAGACATGGCCACCTGATGGAAGATGTGGTCAACCGGGTAGTCTGCTCGTGGGTCAATGGTGTATGTGTCACCAGCTCGTGCTGGACTTTCTCTTGATGTCAACAAGAACCCTTGGTCAATGTATGTGTATTCACCGAATGCAGGATACATCCCACCACGCTCCACTTTGGCAGGCGCACCGACACCATCCAGACTGACATGGAACTCAGACCACAAAGATTCCAAGGCTGACCCAAGCAGCTGCTGATGACCCCATTTGATACTGTTTGCACCACCGGGTGCAAGTGTACCCAATGTCACACTGGTCTCTGTCCACTTCTTGGCTTGCTTTTCATCCCATGGTCTGTGGTACACTTTGACATCTGTTGCATCTTGGAACACAATGAACTCAACATATTCAGTCAAGTCCACATCCACACTGGCCAATTGGCTGCTGTGGTCACGGACCTTGAAACTGGTTGGTGTCAATCTTATCTTCAATCTGTAGCTGTTAGACACATCTGATGATTGATAGTCAACCACAATGTAATCACCAGCCAAGGCAGTTCCAGTCACCAGTTTGACCTTGAATCTGAAGAACATCTGTGAATCAACCGTTCCTTGATAGGTATAGAACTTCTGTTGATTGTTTGTTCTGATGTTCAACCCTTCTTCAACAAGAGCAGCTGTACCAGCACCAGTTGTATTCCAATCACTGGATGTGTCTGGTGTCTGATTGTGGACCCAGTTGGACACGAATCCATGATACTGATTCCTGTCAGGTTGGATGACTCTTTCAGGGAAGTGTACATTGGACCATCCACCAAGGAAGAGACATCCAATGCTGTCATTGGTTCTGGCCAGCACTACCGCACGACCTTCCCACACACATGACTTCAGTGCTGTGAATGCTGTGCTGCTGTTGGGTGTATACACCAATGCTTGCAACAGATTCGAACTGTTGGTCTCTGATATCTGTCTCCAGTTGTCACCCATGTCTGTGGATTGGAACCCATACATCTCATCATTGGAATCAATCGCTAGAATATAGATGACACCATCTTGATACCATGCTGTCAATCTTCCATCAGACAATTGGTCTGTGGTCTTGGTGGCCCATGTCCGTGAACCAGCTGTGACAGTCACTTCTTTTTCAGTTTGATATGCTGCTGAACTGGCTGTGATGCCACCATGTGCAATTCTGGTAAAGCTGATGTCTCGGTCATCTGATATGTAGGCTATACCAATCTTGCCTTGTGGAAGTGCCATGGCTGTGGATTCATGGTATGTCTCTGATTGAATACCACCCA